CGGTGTATACATTGGAGACGCGCCGAAGAAGGTTGCAGAAATCGCAAACTGGAGTCTTGACATGAGCGCAGATGATATTGACATCACCAGCTTTGACTCCGAGGGCTGGAGAGAAAGAATACAGGGCATAAAAGAATGGTCCGGATCTTTTGAGGGCAATTTCAAGCCGGATGACACAGACGGGCAAGCATCCCTAATAAATGCGTGGCTTACCGGGCAGAAAGTAAAGCTGGAGTTGCAGGTAAACGCGTCTGTGAAGTTTTCGGGAGACGCGTTGATAACTCCCAGTATCGAGACACCGGTTGACGACAAAGCAAGTTTCAGCTGCGACTTCTCCGGAACCGGTCCGCTGACACCGACACTTGGTGGCGGTAGTTAATGGCTATCAGGGGCATGATAGGGGCGGTGTATGAAAGTGATGCCGCCCCTATTTCTGAAAATGTTGCATTGTTGTTTGACTGGGTTCTGGAAGTTCAACATAGAAAAGAATACACCTATGGACCAGAAATACATGGTGTACTCACCGGCTGGCATGTGAAAGCAGAAAGCTACTGGGCATCAAAAAATATACCACAAGGGCGGTATTTTGTCCGGCTATTTATCGGCAAAGGAGATGACGCGAGAACTCTGGCCGGGAATGTAGAACTTCCGGCATTGAAAATGGCAGAAGAAATAACAGAAATGAAAATAACTTTTGAAGGCATAGGCCAATTAATACAGGAGGGATAACATGCCGAGAAATAAAATTGTTCCGATTGGGGAGAAAAAAATAAACGTTCAGGAAAGGCGCGTTGGCGAACTGGAAGAGTTGACAAAGCAGCTTTTCCCGTCAACGAAGGGAAAACTGAAGAATCTTGACAAGGCATTGAACGATTTGGAATTGGACTGGGATCTTCTATACGATAAAATTCCTGTTGTTTTCCCGGAAGTCACAAAAGAGGACGTTGTCAATGCATATCCTTCAGAGCTTGAAAATCTAATCGGAGCGTTTATTGATGTAAATTTTTTCGCACTCAAGCAGATGATCCCGAAGTTGATCCTTTTGGCTCAGACTGGCTCAGCCCGGAAATAATCGTTCTGCTTGGACGAGAATTCGGATGGAATGTTGACGAAATACGACAGCTTCGACCGAGTGAACTGCAAGCGATTTTGAAAGAGCTACAAAGGCAGAAACTGCTCGAAGAATACCATGAGCAAAGGAACAGATGGGCTTTTCTGGCTGCCGTGATATCTAACGGATTCGCCGGAATAGTCCGGATGTTCAGTAAGCGCAAGGGTAAGCAAAAGGAAATCACACCCGATGACTTCATCAGTAAGGAACTAAAGAAGTTGGCTGGAATAGATACTATCGATAAAAAGCCAGGGAAGGAACCCGGCTTTGAGAAACACATAAAGGATGCGAAGGCAAAAGGACTAAAAGGACCGTGGTAAACGGTCCTTTTTACTGCTTATAAAGGCAGGTGATAAGACATGACAGTCGGACAAGTATTAGCAAAACTTGGTGTTGATTCGAAGGAATACGAAAAGGGATTGAAAAAAGCAGAGAGTCAGGCAGATAAGGCTGGGTCTAAGATAGGCAATATATTTAAAAATGCTTTTTCTGTTACTTTAGGTATGGGCATGTTCGAAGCCCTAAAAAAAGGATTCAAGTCTGTTATTGGCGCATCGGTTGATTTTAACTCCATGCTTCAGACAGCACAGATCGGTTTTTCTACAATGCTGGGTAGTGCAGAAAAGGCTCAGGCTTTTTTGAATGACATGGCAGACTTTGCCGCGAAAACTCCATTCGGCTATGAAGAACTCCTGGATGCATCTAAAAAGATGCTTGCCTATGGCTTTTCAGCCGAAAACGTGCTGCCTACACTACGGGCTGTTGGTGATGCAACGGCAGCTTTGGGTATGGGTAGTGAAGGAATCGATAGGGTCACGCTCGCTCTTGGCCAGATCCTTGCAAAGGGTAAACTGTCCGGCGAAGAAATGAGACAGCTCACCGAGGCTGGAATCCCGGCATGGCATATGCTTGCTGAAGCGATGGGAACAACCGTTCCCGAACTCCAGAAGATGGTATCGAAAGGTCTTGTTCCCGGGGCAAAGGCCGTCGAGATGCTGACCGCCGGCATGGAGAAGCGCTTCGGCGGAATGATGGCGTCAATGGAAAACACCTGGCAGGGCGTGACATCGTCAATCAAAGACATCTGGAGGATGACTGTCGGGGCATTGACGCAAAATTTGTTCGGCGGACTGAACGCCATGCTTATAAAAGTCCGCGACTTCATGGCAGCGTTCTATTCGTACCTGCAAGGCATCCTCGGCAAAAAGGCAAAACAATCGACCGACGCCCTTGTCGGCAGCACAAAGGCGCAGGCAGCAGCTATAACCGAGGTCGGGGACGCATCAGAGGAAGCAGCAAAAAAGGCAAACAAGAACCTGCAGGCGTTTGACGAGGTCCACCAGATCCAGGAGGATATGAGCGATACTGCTGTCGGCGATATTGCAGTACCGGGTGCCGGACCTGTTGCGCCGTTGGAGCTTGAGGATACAGGAGAACCTACAGCCTTCTCGAAATTCCAGGAGGTCCTTGAAAAGCTGGCGGTTTTGTTTGATCCGGCTATCCAGGGATTCAATAGGCTTAAAGAAGCGGCCCAGCCTCTGATATCGAACATCGGTGACGGTCTGAAATGGTTCTGGAATGAGGTTCTTATACCATTCGGATCCTGGACAATATCCAGCGCAGTTCCTACGTTCTTTAACTTATTGGCCGGAGCCATAACGTTTGTTAATGGTGTCTTAGAAGCCTTTAAGCCGCTTGGTCAGTGGTTATGGAATAACTTCCTGCAGCCTATTGCAAGCTGGACTGGTGGCGTGATTGTGGATGTTCTTAACTGGTTAGCTCAGGCATTAACCGATATCGGCAACTGGATCGCTAAACATAAAGGGCTTATTGAGGCACTGGCCATAGCCATTGGAATAGTCGGCGGAACGATTCTGGCTGTAAATGCAGCTCTTAATGGGTTCTATTTCATAGTAGGACTTGTGACCACGGTTGTCCAGGGTCTTAGTGTAGCATTGGCATTCCTCGCAGCAAACCCGGTAGTCTTGATTATCGCAGGGATAACTGCTTTAATTGCAGGTATCGTGCTCCTGATAAAGAACTGGGACACAGTTAAAACGGCAGCCATCAACTGCTGGAATGGCATAAAAGAATCATGGATCGCCTCTGCCACTTGGTTCAATGATAACGTTCTCGCGCCTATCGGTAGATTCTTTAGTAGTGCATGGAATGCAATCAAAACAGGTGCAACTAATGCCTGGAGTGGCGTTAAAACTGCATGGCAATCTGCATCAGGATGGATGAACGAGAAAGTTCTTACTCCGCTCGGTGGATTCTTCCAAGAGGCATGGAAGAATATTACCAACTTTGGGAAGGAGTCTTATAATACTATCTCTCGTGTATTCAAACCTTTTGCGGATTGGTTCAAGGAAAAGGTTACCCAGCCGATAGGGAACTTCTTTAAGGGTGCAATAAATGTTGTCATTGATGCCCTGAACTGGTTCATCCGCGGCCTTAATAGGATCAGCATAACTGTTCCTGACTGGGTTGCTGATGTGCTGGGTATGGCGAGAGGATCAAAATTCGGCTTTAACATTGGCGAGATCCCGCATCTTGCAACAGGAACGAACTATATACCTCAGGATGCGCCATACTTTCTCCACGAAGGCGAGGCCGTTGTGCCCAAGAAGTACAATCCAGCAGCTGGATTTGCAAATTCTGAGTTGATCGATGCTATAGCCAGCGCTGTTGGAACTGCTGTAATGAGCGCAATACAATTCGTAACACCTCGATCTGAAGGTGGAGATATAGTCTTACAGATTGATGGAGTGACTTTTGCAAGAATCGTAAATCCATATTTTGAGCGCGAAAAGCAGCGTGTAGGAGCTCCTATTCTTCAAACATTATAGAAAGGAGTGGGGTATAGGCCATGATAAAGATAAATGGAGTGGGAATACCCACTCCTTCCGATTTTTCTGTGAGCATACAGGATATTTCGAAGGCTGAGCGTAACGCTGCAGGTACAATGATCATTGAGCGTATAGCAACAAAGCGTAAACTCGAATTGTCTTGGAGCTTTCTTACTAAAACGGATTTGTCGAGCCTTCTTCAAGCAGTTTCTCCTGTTTTTTTCACAGTAGAATATCCGGATCCACAAACGGGATCAAACCGGGTAGGAACATTTTACTGTGGAGATCGGACATGCGGCATGCTCGATTTCAAAAATGGTGTACCACGGTACAAAGACGTCAAATTCAACCTCATAGAGAGGTAGTGGTTCATATGATAACTGTTTCGGATTCGTATAAAAAAGCTGTGTATGCACCGATCAGGACAGCATATGCAAGAGTATTTATGACGATGGACGGAGCAACCACTCTTTATGATAGAGAGAAAATCATTTCAATACATATTGTTGAAGAAATGAGCGTTGTATCAGAAACTGTACCGTCAAATGAATTAAGGCTGGTTATGGATAATACTGAAGGAGATTTCAGCTTTTTGACGCTCGCTGACAGTGACAAAATAGTCAGCAAGCGTATAAAGTTTGACGTTGAGTTCGGTATTGAGCTCCCGGATCAATCGGTGGAGTGGATCCCAATGGGCACATATTACCTGGTAGAGTGGCAAAACCAGACCGGCTCTCTAACGGTATCCATGACGGCCAGGGATAACTTTGATATGTTGTCCCAGACAAAGTATACTGTTCCCGATACATCAGAGACGCTCTATGACTTGGCTGTAGATATCTTAGAAAATGCAGGGATAACAAACTATAACATCGATACTTCTCTGAGTGATCTATCCGGAATGTTCACAGAGGATCTGGACAGCCGTCAGGCCCTGCAGATGATTGCGATAGCAGCAAAGTCTGTTGTATGGCAGGACAGGTACGGAATCATTCAAATAAAACCACTTGATAAAATCGGTATATCAACCGAATGGTTCACATACTGCGGTGGGGCTTTCCCACTAATGTATTCATCACAGAGTGCTTTCATGCTCATCAACGATGGTTACGACATTAAAAATATAACCTATCTCAATATGTATACGGAGCCAAAGGTCAAGATTGAAAAGCAAGTCATGGACGTAACCATTAACGGTACTAAATATGTAAATCCGGACGTATCAAACGGAAAATCGCTAATGCTTGATAATCCATTGATTTCGCCAGAGAGAGAAGCTGAAATTGCTGAATGGATCTTCGCTGAAAGCAATAAGGCATATTTCTACGACTGCACTTGGCGTCAGAATCCGGCAATCGAATGTGGGGATGTAATCCTTGCGCAGGATAGCTTTAACAGCAAGAAACAGACAATTGTATCCAAGCAGGAGTTTGAGTATGCCGGATATCTCCGTGGAAAAACCGAAAGTAAGGGAGGGCTATAATATGGCATATACCAAGACTAACTGGCAGGACCGATCGGTCGAAAGACCACTAACCTTTGCCGTGACAGAAAATGAAGATGGTACTATTACTTTAGTTCCGGAGGAAGGTACGGTACTTAATCCTGGTACTCCTCTTAATGCCGATAATCTAAATCGCATGGAGGACGGCATAGAAGCCGCGCATGATGCAATAGATTCGCATAAGGCAGATAATGTGAGTCATATTGCGTATGGTACAGCATTAGGAACTAACGATAAAACCATTTCCCTTTCACCTGCACCATCGGCTTATGTTGACGGAATGGCATTGGCTTTTAAAAATGTCACAGAGAACACAGGAGCCGTTACTATTAATGTTAACGGACTAGGAGCTAAATCAGTTTTGAAGTCTAATGGCTCAGCACTGGCCTCCGGTAATTTAAAAGCTAATAGTGTATATACAATACGATACAATGGCTCAAATTTTATCTTACAGGGTGAAGGGGGTGATGAAAGACAAGGTGATAATGTTGCGCTCGCTCTCACAAGATCGGGTACGACTATTAAACTAAGAGCTCCTGGTGGGGTGTATGATGGTGTAGACGATAATGTAACTCATACTGATGTTAATGACATACCAGAAAATATAAGGCAAGGTGTGACGATTAGGGGGTTGACGGGAACTTGTGTACCGCTTACAACTGAAAAGAAGTGGGCTAATGGAACATTCTCAAACAGTGATTTTTCACTAACTGTTAGTGGTTTAACTTTTGTACCCGTATTTGTACGATTGTATATCAGTAATGGAGAAGGAATAAATTACTATTGCTCCAGGTCTTTTGGAATCACAATAGAATCTATTGGGTTAAGCATAACCGGCGGTGGCGGCATAGGTACTTGCGGAGTGAGTTGGACGAGTAACGGGTTTACTATTGAACATTATAAAAATGATGCAGAAGGTTTCTGGGAAGCCTACGCTTAATTTTGGAGGGAAATAATATGAATAACGCTTTAATAATCTATGACAATGAAGGCTATGTAATTTCACAAATGCAAGGTTCGGTGCGTGAGCCTGTTGGTGTCCCTTTTATGTGGGTGGAGGTTCCGGAAGGGAAGTATGTGAAACGCATTGATGTAACTGTCGATCCACATGCCCCTGTTTTTGAAGATTTTCCAAAATCCGAGATTGAACAGCTTAAAGAGGAAAATACACAGATAAAACTTGCTCTTGCTGAACTTGGGCAACTAATAGGGGAGGTAATGAGTAATGGTTAAGATATACTACGATTTGATTAATGGTGGATTATGGACTATTGACAATGTACCATCTATATGGCGAGAAGCGGTACAAGCGTTACTTGATGCCGATGCTGAATAGGATACTAATGTGACCCAAAAAGGATCCGGGAGACCGGGTCCTTTTTATATTTTTTTTACGAAAGCAGGTGTAGAGAAAATGAGTGAAGTTGTTGTAGTTGCAATCATTACGGGTGGGCTTAGCCTTATCGGTACATTGGCAGGGAGCTATTTTTCGAACCGCAAGAGTGTTGCCCTAATAACTTACCGAATCGACCTCCTCGAGAAAAAAGTCGAGCGGCATAATAACCTTATCGAGCGAACTTTCCAGCTTGAAAAGCGGTGCGATATCATCGAAGAAAAAATCAAGGTTGCGAACCACCGCATTGAGGATCTCGAAAGGGGGGCATGATATCATGCAGGTATCAAAGACTCGCCTATATGGCACAGACATACATATAGTAAAGTTCGGCAGCGAAATCCGGCTCGATACCACCCTGGGAACACCAAACAAGCGCGAGGATATTCGGTATATGTTCGGGAACCCGAAGCCCAATGAGGTAACAGCTCTCCGTTGCAATTTATCATTCTTCAATACGGCAGACTCAAAATCTGAGGAAATGGGAACCGGGCGAGGTGACTGCTTCGTTAATTTCGCGTATGACCGATACAAGCTGTATTTTGAACCAGCCATCCCGAGGAGCGGGGTATTGTGGGAAGCTTCAGCAGCTTATATGCTTCTCAGGGAAGGTCAATATGACTATACTGGCGAATCCGGGCTTAAATCAATCACCGGTGCGAATCCACGCACCATGATCGGACAAGACGCCAAGGGAAATATCTATGTGCTCATTTCTGAGGGCAGGAAAATCAATCAAAAAGGCTTGACGGCAGCAGAACAGCGCGAAGTGTGCCGACAGATCGGCCTGAAGGATGCCATCAATGCGGATGGTGGGGGTAGCTCGGTAGCTTTTGTCTTCGATCAGCAGATCGGCAAAGTGTGGGACGGACGATATCATGGCCGCATTCTTGTGGGCTACAAGAAGTATACGCTTTCAGAGCTACCCAATTTGAAACGGAACGCAAAAGGCGTATATGTCAACCTCATGCAGCGGCTCCTGTCGGCCAAGGGCATTCCCTCAGACCCTGACGGGAAATATGGACCCAAGACCGAACAAGCAGTTAGGGACTATCAGAAAAGATATGGTCTGAATGTTGACGGCAAATGCGGTCCACAAACTTGGGGATCTCTCACTAAAGGGGTGATAGGGTGATGTTCACTAATGTTGGCCTTGTAGAACATTGCAAAAAGGCTCTCAATGAAGGTTGGCAGTATGTCTATGGCACAATCGGGCAAGTTCTCACAGAAAACATACTTAAACAAAAGCAGCAACAGTATCCCGATCAGATAAACAAATACATGGATCTCATTCAGACCTTCATTGGCAAGAGAACTGTCGACTGCGTGAATCTCATCAAGTCTTACTTATGGTGGGATTCTTCAAAAAACGATGTCGTCTATGACATCAAGTATGACAAGTATGAAGGCACCTGGATGTCTGCAGACGGAGCTTTCAGCAAGGCAACCGAAAAGGGAGACATCAGTACTATACCGGAGATCCCAGGGATATGCGTCAGGTATCCCGGACATATCGGCGTATATATCGGGAACGGCGAGGTAATCGAGGCCCGGGGAACCAAGTATGGCGTGGTTAAGACCAAGCTGAAAGATAGAGCCTGGATCCACTGGTTGAAATATCCTGGGATAGAGTACATAGATACTGACGTTGTTATATTCCAAAGGGCGGCAAAGTATGTCGGGTTTTATGCTGGCGAGATAGATAATAAGCCAGGGCCTCTTACCAGAAGTGCAGCTGAGAAATTCCTGCCAATAATTCTGCAGATCCTTAAACTTCAAGATCCCAAAGTATTAGCAACAGAAAATGCGGACTTAAAAGCCAGGCTCAATGATATCAAAGTAAGAGCAACGATATAAATATGCTGGCCCCCAGGCATAAGGGGAAGGAGGTATGATTTTTATGAGTAATCTTAAAAAGTTGTTCGCAATTTTGATTGTTTCTATTATCCTGATTATTCTCACGGTTCCCGTTGCCTTTGCGGCTGAGGCGTATCCTACAGAACCACCCGGCAATTATTTGACCTGGGAGTTCCTTGGCACCATGTCCGGAGCCACGGCTGCGGTGTTGCTTATTGTGCAGTTCATCAAGGCGCCGTTGGATAAGATATGGAAGATACCTACAAGGGTAGTGGCCTACATATTTGCCTTATTTATATTGATATGCGTAGAACTTTTTACGACAGGGTCCTTGCCGGCAGAACGCTTGATACTTACATTGTTGAATGCAATAGTGGTAACAATGGCGGCTATGGGCACATATGAAGCTACATTTCGCAAACTAGAAAGTAAATAAGTATACCTTGTTATACTTAATCCCCCTGGTTAAACGCCAGGGGTTTTTTTATGCCCATTTATGGGTGAGAAATATAAAAGGGGCCGAAGCCCCAATATCCCCCGCTGGATATGTATAGTGTTATAATTATATCATATATACAAATATTTGCAAGTGATATAAATTATAACTTTTAAGTCGACCCTCTAAAATCGATTGAGAGGCGTTTTTCGGTAAAGGATAATATAAAAACACGTCAAGATTTATCAAGGACTTCCTTTTGCCCCGGAAAAGATATATAATATTAAAGCGTCTCTGGACGGCTGGGAAATGCCCTTAATAGTTGGCTGAGTTTGTGGTAATGGTTTGTGGTAGTAATGTAAATAGGAATCACAAATGCAGTAAGTAAAAGGGCTGAGATACACTCATCACCCACTGACTCTTAATCAGGGTGTCCGGGGTTCGATCCCCCGATGGTGTACCA